TAGTCGATGTCAAAAATATCCTCAAGACCAATTATCCTGAGGATTCTTTCATCAATAGATTCTTTTTGCTTCGACCTAGAAACGGGCATTTCCTTGCTGCTGCTCTGCTTTAAGATTTTCTTCTTCTACATGCTGTTGGAGGAGAGCGACATAAACATCTCTTTCCCACGGAATCATATTTTCAATTTCCGTTAGTGAATATTTATGATACTGCATGAGGGAAAAATTAAGTTTAAAGTATGCAGTCAGGTTCATATGAACCATGCCTATGCGAAAAAAGACGCTAATCCCTCAAGAACAACTTCACTTTCAACTTTAGTTACAGGGTTCTTTACCTTTACAGTATGAGAAAGTCTGGGCATTGTTTCAAAGAACCTTTCAATACTCTTGAACTGAGATGAATTCATAGAATCGAGAAACTCAGAAATCTCTTTCTTTGTACAATCACCTGCAGTCCAAACTTCATCTTCAGAATAAATTTTGTCTATGCATGAACTAATCATCTCAAAAGATTGTTCCATGACATTTTTATTGCCCTGGTCAAAATTGTTTTGAATGAATTGATCCAGAGAAGGATATTTCATTTCCATCATCAACTCATCACTAATTTTTATTTTATTTGTGTGATCGTCTGACTTTTGAACTTTAATATCATCCAAACTAATTTTTGTCAGAATCTCAGTTTCCCCATCATCAGGACAGATGATGTTTACTTCAACTTCTTCACCAACAGACTTACCACGAATATTAAGGAACAAATATTCAATATCAAATGTCGGAAGAGTTTCTACCTTAACTCCTTTTGTAAGAATACAATTCTTAATTACACTTTTGAGAGCAGTTGTGATTTGTTTATTATCTTCACTCTCCATTGCGATAACAAGAAGTTTTTCCTCTTTTACAAGAAAAGGTCTAAATTGAACCGCTTGTCCTGTAGAGGGTAATTCAAGTTCATATGTCGGCGTTGCAATTTTTGGTAAAGGCATAATGTCCAATAACATGTTTCAGTGAGATTATTTATGCTAGTGCCAGAAGGGAAAAGTGGCCACCGCCTCAGCACACCAAGAAATTATGGAGTATAATTATGGAGTAAAGCAAATCCACAATGAAAAAACTTTTCTTCTTTCTCGTTCTTCTTCAAGGTCTTGCGTTCTCTGTTTATTTTGGAGCATGGTCTGTTAAAGATTACCTTGCTCTAGAACAAGCTGTTGCTGTTGGAGCGCAACATGCAGAACAACGACATAGGATTAATGTTGGTTTTGAAGGAGTATGGTATCTCCTCTCAAACATGCTCGTAATTTCAGCGGTCAACGGTCTTTCTTCCAAGTCTTCTAAAAAAGAAAAAGCATAAACTAAAAGAGGGTCATTAAGACCCTCTTTTTTAATGGGTGCTATTGAAGAGGTCCTATAAATTCAGAAGCACTCTTTATTCTACCAGAACGTCCTGCTTCATATAATTCATCTAGAGTCTGTTGGGAATTTAATCCACTTACACTCATTCCATTTGTATTATATTGGGAATTTTTGAAAAGATCTACCATTTCTTTTTGATATGGTTGTCCCCATTCAGAAATAAGTTTTCCATTTTCAGCGGTCCAAACATCGAGAGCAACACCATTACTGTATGATAAATCTTGAATTCCTGCTGCAAGATTTTGTCTTTCTGGAGTTGATGTTTCACCTTTTACTCCAGGTACTTGATTTATATTATAACGAATATAACTGAATTGAACAACACACTTCAAGACATTGGGAGACTCATATGATAGTGGCATAGATGTGATATTGATTGGATATGCACCCAAAAACTCATAGTTTAGATTAGTTTTATAATTTCTCTCAAACTTATTAACTCTCAATGTTCCATAATAATCATCTGGATATTTGGCACCATAGAAATGATTTCTATTTCTAGTGCTGTTCTCTCCCTCTGTGCTTTCATTTCCAATAAATCTCATCCATGATTCAAATAACCTAATCACCGAATATGGAGAACTCATATCTGCAACAACATAAAAAGTTAAATCAATCAATCCATCATAATTTCTTCTATAAACATGCTTTTCTGTAACTCCAGTATAATCACTATTGAGTTCATGAGTAAGGAATGAAGATCCTGGAAGAGATGCTTCACTACAAGCAAGTTGAATGTTTTCTTGAACCTTTCCCCATGCTATTCCATTATTTTTTAGATAATCGACAAACGCAATCTCCTCACTACCTTCATTTTTTACTGGCAGGCCAATGTAAACATTGTAATGGGATGTCTGTGCAGTATGTAGGATAGCTTTTGTGATTTGTTCTACCGTTTTAGCAGGCATTTATAAATAGATTTTTACGTATATATTATGTATAAGACATATGGGGAAGAGTAAAAAAAGCATATATGTTCCATCATATCCCAAAAAATACAAAGGCAATCCCAATAATATAATATGCAGAAGTAATTGGGAAAGAAAATTTTGTTCTTGGTGTGATCTAAATGAAAATATTCTAGAATGGGGAAGTGAAGAATTTTGGATTCCATATAGATCTCCAATTGACAACAAAATTCACAAATACTTTCCAGATTTTTTAATTAAAATAAAAGAACCTAATGGTAAAGTAAGAACATATGTGATTGAAGTGAAACCAAAGAAACAAACGGTTCCTCCAAAACAAAAATCAAGAATCACTGAGTCTTATATTTTTGAAGCAAAAACTTATGCTGTAAATCAAGCAAAGTGGAAAGCTGCAAAGGAGTTTTGTGCTGATAGGCGAATAGAATTTAAACTAGTAACCGAAGACGATCTAGGTGTCTAATGAATCGCATCGAACCAATAGTAAAAGAGTTAAACTCCACACAAAATCAAGATGATCAGATGGAAATGATCATTGCAACTTTAGACATAGAAGTTTTATATCCAGAACCAGGAAAATACTATACATTCGTATATCAACCAAAAACTCCTGGAATTCAATACGACGAATTTCCTTTGATTGCATGTACGGAATTATTCAATTGGGGATTCAAAGGTTTGAATTATCATTGGAGACAAATGAGACAATATACATGGGAAGAAGTGATTGGAAAACTGCATGTTGTAAATTACGATGAACTGGATGATTTAGTCTCAGTTCAGTATGGCAAGTTCCGTCTAAATAAGTAAACAAGTTAATTTCTAAAAAGTGGCGAAGAAAGAAATTACAAGCAGTCCAGCAAGAGTAAAAGTTGATGGCGATACTCTAGAGTATGCTGTTCGTGTAGAGTATGATGTTGACGATCAAGGAAAAATAGTACAAGGATCAATGAAACATACCATGGTCAAACGTGGTGGTCTTTTTACTGGATTGTTCGGTGAAGAAGTTCTTGCTACAAGTACAGACGGAGCTAATAGTTGGGAGTTTTATGATAAAGACGGCAAAAAAGTTGAAGCGGGAGATGCTAATGCGGTATTGCCTGAAAAATTTCAAACTTCATTAAATACTACCGATACAGAAAATCAAGCTGTTAAACAATCCGTAAAAGGAGCAATAAAAGAAGTTGCAGATAGAGCTGGTGGAGAATTTTCAGACCCAGATAGAAAAGATGATATAAGTGGAGATGGTGAATACACTGCAAATGAAAACAGTGGTTCTATTGACGTAGAAAATAATGAATTCTTCTCAGCATCCGCAAGTGTGGGGGATGATTATGGGTTGCCTGGAGCTGGATCACAACCTCTAAAATATCCTATTCAAATGAGTGATAAGCAAGATCATCTTGAATTTAGAATGATCGAATATTCTCCAAGAAAGTTGAAAGATAAAGTTGGAGGTATCGGTGGTCTCAGTGGATTTGAAGATAGAAGAGATCCATATACCGCTGAAAGCAAAGGAACAGTAATTCTTCCAATTCAAAGCGCAGCTGCAGATTTAAACAGGGTCAATTGGCAAGAAAATGAAATGGATCCAATGAAAGCAATGCAAGCGGACATATTTTTAAAAGGAATAAGAGATCCTGGAGAAGCGATTGGAGACATAGGCACAAAAGCGGCAGATGCATTAAAAACAGAATCGGGAAGATCTGATGCCCAAAAAGCAATTGCGGCAATCTTCATGTCTGCTGCTACAAAGACGGACAAAAATGCTATTTTATCCAGAACAACTGGTTCTGTCATAAATCCAAACATAGAGTTGCTGTTTAATGGTCCAGCATTGAGAACTTTTTCCTTTACTTTTAGAATGTCTGCTAGAAATAAAACAGAAGCAGAAACTATTAAAAAAATTATTTTCTTCTTTAAGAAGGGAATGGCAGCAAAGAGAACAAAGACAGGGTTGTTCTTACAATCACCAAATACCTTTACTGTTGCATATAGAAGTAAAAATGAATTGCATCCTGGAATGAACAGGTTTAAAGAGTGTGCTTTAGTTTCTTGTTCAGTAAATTATATTCCAGACGGAACATATGCATCTCACCCAGATGGAAACCTGACTGCATATGAAATGAAATTAGAGTTCAATGAATTGGAACCTATATACTTTGATGATTATGATGAAAGTAACGCACATCCAATCGGATATTAAAAATGGCAAAGACGTATTTCAGAAATCTTCCTGACTTTTCTTATGTCAATAGACTCTCCGATACTAAAAATGTATCAGAGTATATTAACGTAAAAAACTTTTTTAGAAGAGCAAAGTTGAGACCAGATATTATAGGCAACTCAGCTTTCTTTGAAACGTATGTTATCCTTGGAAACGAAAGACCTGATAATGTAGCATACAAATTTTATGACGATTCTAATTTGGATTGGATTATTTTATTGTCAAATAATATTTTGAATATTCAATCCGAATGGCCATTAGATCAAAATCAATTTGATCGTTACTTGTTGGAAAAGTATGGGTCTTATGAAAACATCTATGCGACTCATCACTACGAATCAAAAGAAGTTAGAAATAGTCTTGGGGGAATAATTCTTAAAGCAGGATTGAGAGTACAAAGTAATCATAGTGTTTCATTTTGGGATATTCGTAAACAAAGTTATATTACGGTAACTGATTGTGCAAGAGAAGTTACAAACTATGATTATGAAGAAAATATCAATAATAAGAAAAGAGAAATATATGTACTAAAAGCAGAATATCTCAGGGTAGCTCTTGATGATGTAGAAACTATTCTTCCATACAAAAAAGGTACCACTCAGTATCAGAGCAGTACCTTAAAGTCAGCAGATAATATTAGATTATATCAATAATCAAGCATCAGCAAGTTTCTGGAAATAACTCAGAGCATCGTCTTCATCTTCACTAGAGGATGAAAGATTGTTGAGTTGCTCACTCAGTTCTTCTGGAAGTTCAGACTTCTGTGAACGAGAAGAAAAGTCTGGAGCATAAGAACCACGGGTGTTGTCCTCATCCTCAACCTCTTCATCGTAACGTGCTGGAGAGCTCTTTTGTCCAAGAACCATCTTAAGACGGTTCTCAAGTTGTTCGTAAGACTTGAACTGATCAGGAGCGGTGATAGCAGTCAGAGAATACTGCTTCTTCCAGACTGCTTCCAGAGCATCATCATCATCCAGAAGTGGAGAGACTGAATCAAACTCGGAACTATCATAGTTCCAATAACCTTGGACTTTCTTCAACTTCAGTTTGAAGTTGGCACCCTGCCAAAAGTCAAAGGGATTGATTGGAGTTTCATCCTCAAACTCAGGTTGCATTGCTTCCATGATCTTGTCAAAGATCTTCTTGCCGAACTTATACAGGAAAACTTTACCCTCGTTATCGGGATTTGCTTTGTCCTGGACAACATAGATGTTAGCATAGTAAGAGAGCTTGCGCTTCTGCTTGCGAACAGTGTCTTTATCAACATCACTTCCACTGTTCCAGAGTTCACGGTTGTGCTCAGAAACAGGATCTTTTCCACCAATAGTGGTCAGAGAGTTTTCAATATACCAACCACCAGGACCTTGAAATGCATGGGAATACATTTTTGCCCAAGGGAGGTCTTCACCTTCAGGTGCAGGGAGGAAGCGGATTACGGCATAACCGTTACCAGCTTTATCCATCTCTGGTTTCCAGAGACGCTCATCTGCGCCACCAGAAGTAGTATTCATTTTCTCAACTTCTTTGACCAACTTAGCAGTCAAAGAACCAAGAGAAGATTGCTTTTTAAGATTTGCGAAAGACATTCGGATTACCTCGGATTTGTACGGATTTGGCTTTTGTGTACTTCGTTATTCTACAGGTCTGAACCTGTTTTGTCAATTTGTTTTCTCATGCTCGCTAGCATGTTGGACATATTAGTGAACACGGCATTCATGTCAACGTCAGATGGAGCTCCCATCATTTTAGCAGATTCTATAATTTGATTTCTCATTTCAACTGCTTCGGGATCATCAGAAAAACTCAAACGAGCATAAAGAATTTTTTGTTTATCTAAAAGACGATCGAGAAGATCGACATGAGACAATTTCTCATCTTTACTCATATGAGGAAATTTAAAGACATTTCTATAAATCTCTTCTTGCAGTTCAGAAATTTCTGTCATTTCTGCCCTAACAATCTCTGAATCGAAAAAACTCATGCTACTCCAAGGACGATTTGCTTTAAAATTTGTTTATAACGAAATACATCGATATTTAGGAAGGAAGAATATTTTTTTATTCTAAGACTTACGGTTTCCCACACTGGATCCTGCAAGTCATTATCAAATTTCTGTCTGAACCCAAATATTTTATCCAAAATTACTATTGTTTCAATACATATTTCACCACTTAAATATTTTTTGAGAATAAGTGGATGACCAGTTTTACATGCGAATATAGAATCTATATCATTATCCGCAAGAATATTTTCCATTTCACTTTTAAAGATGTAAGAAAGAGATTGAGTTCTCTTCTTCCAGTCAATATATCTACTTTCTCCTTCTCTTATCATTTCTCCTATCCAGAGCTTACCTGGATCAGTGCAAGAAATAAAGTTAGATATAAAAAACTCGGTAACTTCTTGATCAGATTTATTTCTGGCAAGTTTCTCAAACCAAAAACGATCTTTGCGTTTATAAAAAGATTGTACCGTGGCACGACTTTTACCACAGTACTTATGATAATCATATTTGTCTTTAGTGAAATGATTTTTTAAAGACAAATAACAACGATAGGCATCAACTGGCATCACGTTAAAAAATCTTATAGGTTCAAATTTTTGCCGGGATTTTTTTCACCCAAAAATGGATTAAAAGGGCAATTTTGCTCTAGAGGTCTTCTTCAAGAAGTTTAATTCCATTGCTTCATACTTTAACTTCTCCTTGAGAGGTTTGGATATGAGTTTAGGAACGGATTCTAGATCGATAGAGTGCAAGTCACAGAAGTGAATGATTGCATCGATATAATTCATATTAGCGTCAAGAAGCACAAGAGATTCAATCTCTTGTGCGAATTTGGAGGGACAGAAAAATTTACTCTCTAGTGCTTTTTCTAATTCATTCTCCATGGGTTTGATTAGTGTTGTGATGTACAAATTCTTTAATATACCTTACTAGTAATTTAATATACTCTCCTTTGTTTCTTTTGTCAAATACCTTTACTTCACCACTAGGAGTAACCATAAGAGTGATGAGTTTTGTAACGGCAATTCCAGTCAGTTCATAGTAAGCAGCAGCATAAAAGGTTTCTTGAACAAAATAGTTCTCTAACCATTTTTCTGGTTTGATCTTTTCAGATGTTTTAAAGTCGATGACTGCCAACTCTCCTTCGTACTCTGCTATGCAGTCAACTCTACCAGCCAATCCAAGGTATTCTGAATAAAGGGTTCTTTCAATGGCATGTATGTTATTTATCTTATCTAAAAAAGGCTTTGCATGATGAAACATAATTTTAGAAAGAGGACGATAGTCATCCCAGTTCAGTTCTTTGTTCTCAAGATACGCCTGCGCTACTTCGTGGAAATCAGTTCCACGCGCAGTTGCTTTTTTAGTGATACGGTTTGCCTCTTCAATACCAACTCGCTTACGCCAGTCAGCAAAGATCTGTCGATTATAAAAAGAAGTTACGGATGTAATAGATGGAACCCATTGTCCGTCAGGAAGATTGTACAAACGGATTCCATTAGTTTCTTTTTTATTTAATTCAAGATCACCTAGAAAATTATGATGAGTAAATTGCATAGTAGTATTTTAGAGATTAAGTTCTGCCTTCGCAGTTAAGTATTCCTTACACAAACCAGATCTAACGATATCATCAAGACCGAATTCGACCATATCAAAAGAAGGCATAATGCCAATAATTTTTAGGAAATCCATGATTCCTGTTCTCTCAGAAGTTTTGACAAGATCCGACTGAGTTGCATCTCCACAAAACATAATTTTTGTATCTTCACCAACACGAGTAATGATACTATCAAGTTCATGGAAATTTAAGTTTTGGAATTCGTCAACTATAATAATGGCTTTATCTAAAGTAGTTCCTCTGATAAATGACGTTGACCAGAAACTAATTGTATTTTGAGATTTGAGATTTCCATAGAGCATTTCAAAGGCAGAATCATCTGACATCTCAAACATATATTTCACCATATTTTTGTATGGAATCTGATAGATGTCTGCTTTATCTTCATGATCTCCAGGAAGAAATCCAATTTCTCTAGTTGCCACAAGTGATCTGACAATGTAGATCTTTTCATAGGGACTGTTAACGTCTAATACTTCTCTCAAAGCATTGTAGAGAGTAATAAAAGTTTTTCCTGTGCCAGCGCATCCATAAGCAACAAGATTTTTTCCTTCACTATACGAATTAAAAAGATGCTCTTGATTTTCTGTTAGAGGTTCTACTTCTCTCAGCAAATCTGAGTTAATTGGTTTTTTCTTTTTTTGTTGTCTTGCAGTTAGACCGATTCCTGCAGATTTGTTCAGGGTTCTTTTTCTTCTAGTCATAATTACACAGGCTTAACTCTCGATCCAGGAACTTTAGATGCTTTATGCAATACATCATTCCACCCAGGGTGTTTAACCCTGAGTTTGTCATAGACTTCTCCAATCTCACCGCTATATGGTGCGGTAGATGGGTCAGACCAATCCCTTTGCCAATCGGGATTATCTTTGCACCATTGAGACCATTCGTGAACACTCATGCTCACTTCTTTTTGCTCACCAGTTTCTTTGTGAATAATAGGATATGTAGCCATAATTCTTAACTATGATTGAGTATTTATTTGATCCATTCTAGTGCTTCTGAAACAGCAGGAAACTGTTCGCAGAAAATATCTTTAGCTCCATTAGCGATGTCCATGTGTTCCTTCTGTGTACCGTGTCCAGAACGCAGATCGATGTAGTGAATCCAAGAACGTACTGAACCAGTCATATAAAGGCGTGTGGGCGTAGCCAGAGGCAGTACAAACCTTGCACACTCCTTTGCAACTCCACGCTCTAGCATTTGATTGTAGAGTGCCATAGAGGAGTCAAACAAAGTCTCCATCTGACGATTCAAACTATCAATAACCGCTGTATCC